GGGAGTGTTATTCCCCTACTGAACCAGATTCTGCGTCTACAAGACCTTTAAAGTGTACGAAAGCTTTTTCTGCTTCTTCTTCGGTTAACTCATAAGGATTTCCCTTACCTGTTAACTCTGTTAGTGCTTCGACAGCTTGCTCTGTTGTAAGTTGTAAAGCTCCAACTAATTCAACGATGTTGTCAATCGTTTGACTTAATTTAGCATTGGTCCCGATAACATTAACTTGCTCCATTTCACTTTGACGTTTCTCGAACCCTTTATCACGAGAAGCCATTTCAAAGATAGTAGGAATAAGAGTGAAGTTATCGAAGTTGTCGATTGTTTCCGGAAGTAAGTCACGACCTTCTTTATCAACGATACGACCTTTCTTCAGTGTGGCTTTGTGACGTTTGCCTTGCTTAGAAAGGATATAATGAACATCCATTTCGTGAATGAGACGCTTTTCACAATCTGCTTTGATCGGTTCGTTAGGATCGATCTTCATGAATGCTGATTTTAAATAGTTATCAGATGCATGAGCAGTTACAAATAAGTTAACATTTAGAGCTTTTAAGTTACGAATGATGTCATAGAACTTATTTTTAGGGAAAGCGTATTCGTTCGGCTCGAGCTTGCGTTTGTTCGGCTCTCCATTAGCTCGTAATTCCTTCAGATAGTCGTTTATAATGCGGTTGTATAAAACAGTACCTGAATCAAGTAAAATCGATTTATAAGGCAATTCAAAGCCTTGGTTCTGTGCTGCGAGTAATTGCTCTGTGTACCAAAGGATGTTGTTAGGATCTGTAGGATCGAAACCATTAATCTTTTTATTTTGGAATAAATCAAACTTCTTAACTTTTGCGTACTGACTAGTACCTTTCTCTTGATCGAAAACCAAGAGTGGGTAAGGGGCACCATAGATAACCGATGTCGATTTACCCGAACCCGATGGACCTGTAACAAGAATCTTCAAGAATTCATCCACGTTTTCTGCTGGCTCCGCAAAATCACTTAAATTAAAATTCATTTGGGTTATTTCCTCCTTGGTGGTTGATAGGCATTTCGATTACTTCTTGCTTCGGTTGCGCTTGGTTCGTGCCTTTTTCTTCTTGCCGAAAAGGACGAGGTGCCTGTGGTGTTCGCTGCATTTGTTGTTGCGGTTGCGGTTGTTGTTGTGGCATAGCGTGATTTTTATTGTAATGGTTAATAGCTTCAGTAGTTAGACTAGCTAAAAGATCCTCCGTAGCAACTTTCTTAGCTAAACCTCGTTTATTCATATCATTAACAGTTCCTAAAAAATCAACTAACTTTCCAAAAACGTCCATTTTTATCACCTTTCCGTGTTTAGATTTTGATCAAGGAGGGAATTAACCCTCCAAGACCTATTTTAATTAGTTACCGAATTGGAAACCATTTCCTTGACCATTGTTACCGAAGATTTGGTTAGCTTGTTGTTGTAAGTGATCACCTTGGTCAATAATTTCAGCACCAGCGAATGGGTTGCCTTGTTGACCTTGATTATTTTGTTGACCTTGGTTCGCAAAAGGATTACCTTGTTGTTGATTTTGTTGTTGCTGTCCTTGATTTGCGAATGGATTTCCTTGCTGCTGTTGCTGTTGTTGACCTTGTTGTTGGTTAGCGAATGGATTAGGAGCACCTTGGTTAGATTGACCGCCACCAAAAGGATTTCCTCCTTGTTGCTGCTGTTGTTGGTTGAAAGGAGTACCACCTTGAAAACTACCTTGTGAGCTTCCTTGTGGGTTAGGCGTACCGTTACCTCCATGTACTACAAACTTACCACATTCAACTCGTTCGATCCGATTGCCACTACCAACAGCAAAGCCATAATCGTCATATGTGATATCGTCTTTGTTAACGTATTTATAACCTACTTCAATGTTGCTTCCGTTTTGGACTTTTTGAGTGAACTCTTGGATCAATGCCGGCTCGTGAATTTCTACTGCCACTACGTCCGGATTAACGAAGTTTCCGTTACGTAACTTAGAGCGATTTCCATCACGATCAAGTGGGTAGCTAATGATACGGAATTTAATAGCGCTTCCTTCTTGTTTGATGTCGAATACTTCACCACCGATACGACCAGCGATAATATCAGGCATATCTGAACCGTCAACACGTTTAGCATCTGACATTTCTACGAAAGAAGTTACGTTCGTGTAAACCTTACCTTGCTGCGTTACGAATTGAGAAAGGGAAGTCAAACCCATGCGTACTCGTGGTTTATCTGCTACGTTATAGTTATTCATTGCATAATTTGATTTTTCTAAGCTAGGAACTCGAACGTTGATTGAACCATATCCTTTAGCGTTGATCAAGAACTCGTGACCGAATGGTGTACCATCTTGTGATTCCATTTGTTTAGCGTAAACTAAAGTTCCTACTACGTTTCCTACGTTGCTGTACTTAAAGTTTTCTTTGTATTGAGGTAAGTTTGTCATTTAAAATCGATCTCCTTTAAAGTTAAGTTTTTGTTTCCCTCTTGGGATAATTTTATTATATGCTATCGTTATAACTTTTGCAACCTTTTTTTATCAAATTAGTTATAAAAATTTTTAAAGTTAGTTAGAAGGGGAGGTTAAGCCCCTTCAGATCTATATCAAAGCCCACATTTAAGCTGTGCATTGCAGTTATCACAAGTAGAACATCCACCAGCATCAATAACGGTCCCTTTACGGCACATAGGGCACGTATCTCCCACTTCAGTACCGATCTTAACGCTAGTTTGTTCTAATGGCTTAACTGTTTCAGTAAGAATAACTTTCGTTTCTTTCTTTGGTTCTTCTTTTTTATCATCGTTACTTAAAGAAAGAACTTGTGCGTTGCGAGAACCATCTACGTAGACAGTGCCACCTTTAGCTCCACCTTTGTATAGACGTTCATATACCTTTTGTACCTGTTCAACAGAATAGCCAGCAGGGGCATTTACTGTCTTAGAGATAGAACTGTCAATCCAGCGTTGAATAATGCACTGTACGTCAGCGTGAGCTTCAGGGCTTAATTCCATAGAAGAAACAAACCATTCAGGTAAGTTATTCGGATCAGCTTCAGGATGTTCTCTCAAGTACTCTTCAACGATTTCTGCATTAACTTCAATGAATTTACCTAAACGTCCAGAGCGATAGTATTTGAATGCGAAATAAGGCTCTAAACCTGTACTGCAACCAACCATCGTTCCTGTGCTTCCTGTAGGAGCTACAGTTAGAAGGTGAGAGTTACGAATACCGTGGTCCAATACAGCTTCACGTACATGTTCCGGCATTTCTTTCATGAATCCAGAATCAATGAATGCTGCTCTGTTTCCTGCACCGTTCTCGTCATCCAAGAATGGGAATGATCCTTTTTCGATAGCTAAATCAACAGACGTTTCATACGCTTCAACAGCGATCGTTTTGAACACTTTCTCTACAACTTGATTTCCTTCATCAGATCCATAAACTTTTTCACAATGGATAAGAAGGTCATGAAGTCCCATAACACCTAGACCAATTCGACGTTCACCAAGAGCTTGCTTTTTGTTTTCCTCCAAGAAGTAAGGAGTAGAACTGATTACATTGTCACCCATACGAACAGCAACATTAACCGTGCTTTCTAACTTTTGGTAATCAACGACTTTTGTTTCTTTATCTGACATATTAGACAAATTAATTGCCAATAAATTACAGACACTGAAAGGTGCGAGAGGTTGCTCACCACATGGATTTGTTGCTACAACCTTCTGACCATATGATTGTGCGTTAGTCATTTCGTTTGCAGCGTCAATAAAGAAAATTCCGGGTTCTGCGCTATAAGTTGCACAAATGTTAATCAAATTCCACAATTCTTTAGCTTTTACCGAACGATAAACCTTAACATCTTTGTCATGTTCGTTAAACCAATCTCTAACGTCACCAACTTCATGCCAGTGATTGTTGTAATATTCCATATCTTCTTCGTTATAATTATCTACGTCAGGGAAGCGTAGCTCATATTCATGATCACCTTCGACAGCTTCCATAAACTCTTTCGTGATACAAACCGAAATGTTGGCACCGGAAAGGAATTCAGGATCGTTAACACTGTAATTTCCACCATCAGCGATCTTTTCCGTTACTTCAGCTAACTTAACTTTATCGTCAGCAGCATCATAATAACGTGCAGCAACTTCTAATAATTCTATTTCTTGTGGTGTGTAAGGATCGAATTTCAATTTATCTTGTGCTAACTTTTTGATCTGTTCGTCTTTGGTTGTTTCTATAATAAAACGTAGGATACGTGGGTTTTGCATCTTAGAAATAATAAACTCGATAACGTCTGGATGCCAATCTGCAAGCATGATCATTTGGGCACCTCTGCGACTCCCACCTTGTTGAACTAGGTTAGTTAGGTTAGCGATGTCATTTAACCATGATACAGAACCCGATGATTTTCCGTTAACCCCACGAGCTAGTGCATTACGTGGGCGCAGTGTAGATCCATTCGTACCAACTCCACCACCACGACTCATGATTTCCATAACTGTATTTCGGTGCTGACCAATACCTTCACGAGAATCTTGAGGATAAGGCATTACATAACAGTTGAAATAAGTTACTTCAGTGCCGGCTCCTGCACCATATAAGACACGACCAGCAGGGACGATATTCATTGCAGCGAGTTCATTATAGAAGTCGATGAAAGATAATTCACGTTGAATCGGATCTTCTTCTACATTTGAAAGACCTCTAGCTACACGCTTTGCGATCTGTTCGTAGAAAATTTCTAATGGTTTGTCAATTTCACTAATGTCACGAATAAGAATACCTGTCTTAATTCCGTATGGATCTTCGATGGGAGCACGATATTCTTCGTCA